GCCAGCTTCATTAGGTCGAGGGCTTTGCTTAGGCTAACCGCATCCACAAACAGATCGTGGCCTTTGGCTTCCCCCACTTCAAGGATGGAGACTGAGGACATTTCGGTTTCGTCATCAGCATAGGTGGAGTAGGCAACCGCTGACCGCTGGCTTTCGTCTGGGTATTCGGAAATCATATCTTCATCGGCCATAAATCGGCCAACGAAGTCTTTTTCAGATTCGTCATTTGTAGGGATGGGTAGAGGCATAACTGCCTAGCTTATGTCAAAGAAGATCGCCGTCAGCTTCCCGATATGACTTCTTGACTTCTCCACCGCCAGCCATCTTCAAGAACTTGTTCACCCTAGCCATCGCCCAAGCGTTCCTAGAGTTAGGCTTGCCCCCGCTGATAGTGGGTCGGAAGCTAGTGGAGAAAGCCCCCGCCCCCCTTCTGAATACCTTCTTCAATGCCCCAAGACTAGGTGCGTTCCTTGATGGGTGCTTGTCCTTAAACTCGGCAATCTTGTTTTTCAATGCCTCCTCGTTCTCGGCTGAAACTTCAATATCCCCAGCCTTGCTCCGGGTGGATGCCGTGCCCTTCGGGTTCTCCTTTGAGCCTTTGATTCGTTCCTTGGGAGGGGCAGGGGTTTGGCTTACTGGTCGTGCTAGTTCCTTGTTGTCCCTCGCATCCATCTGCCCCACGATCTTCTTTGCCCAAGAATAGCCAGCATCCCCACCCCATCCATTCCACGCTTGCCAGCCTTTTCCCTGCTCCCCGAATGTCGAGCCTTTCTTATCCACTTCGTGACGAGCCAAGAAGCTCAACATTCTCCGAACTGTATCGGGCGATAGCTTCACTCCATTTTGTAAGTCTCTAGCCCTAGCAAGCCCCACAGGGGTCATACCTCGCTGACTGGGTGGTTTGGTCTCCCGCACTTCTAAGGCTCTTTTAGCGGCATCTCTGACCCCTTGTGGTGGGCTGAAATCTATCCCATCGTATTTCCCCAACTCAATCCCGCCCATCATCCCCTCAATCAGCATCTTGATTGATGCGGGGTCTAGGCTTTCAAGAATCTCTAAGCTACTTTTTTTTTGTGCCTCTTCCCCAGTAGGTTCGGTTGGGGTTGCGCTTTGAGGAGCAGATGTCGGGGCAATAACTCCTATATTGACCCCATCAACTATATTGCCAGCTTGTTCAGTAGAGATAAATGGGAAAGCAGATGTAATAATTGTAACAGCCCCATCCTTTGATACTGAGCCAGAGGCTACCGCATTGATAATTAAAATCAGAGATGAGACTTGCGCTCCGTTCAAAGATTGAGTTGATAAATCTTCCGCTGGTTCGATTGGGTCTTGTTGAGTCTCTGATTGTTGTGCGGGGGATTGGTCTTGTGATTGATCGGTTGGCTTTTGTGTTGTCTGCGCTTGGCTTTCCCTTTGGAGTCCCTGCATCGCAATATCTGAAATAGTATCGGCTGAAACTTCGTATTCCCCAGCTAAGTCCTTAATCAGCTTGGCCTCAATCGCCCTCTGTCTCATTGCGCTCTCAAAGTCTTGGCCACGCTCGGCGTAGATGTCGGCGGCGGTGCGGAGTCCTGTCTTGAACTCGGAGATGGCTGAGGCTGATTCTCTGCCTAAATCAATAGAGACATTCGCCCCAAAGTTAAAGATGCCCTTGGTCGTTCTGCTTCCAGAGTTGTTCTCAATCAGCCCCCTCGCAACTGCATCGGCAATTACGATGTTCTTAATTGGACGAAGCACTTTATCGTCTAGGAGTTTTTGGTATCTGCGGAAGGTTCGCCCCGCTTGTTGCATCTCTAGTCGAGCGGTTGGGCCAGACATAGCGGAAGGGTCTACGGCGAAGCTGTAAGGGATGCCAACTCCCAAGCAAATGTTGCGGAGTAGAATCTTGTGAAATTCTGCAAACGCTCCACTTGGTCTGTTCGGGCCATCGGGGAACTGAATCGTTTCGCCCGGTTCGAGATAACTGACCTTGCCCGATTCCATTGTCTCTAGTTTGATTGCTTGGTTGGCAAAGTTCGTGTCGGCGGTCAAATCGCTTAGGTCGGAAGCGTTGTTGTTGTTTCTGAGAACGATAGCACTCTGCGAACTCGCTACTTTAGCAGACATCTTTTCAAAATTGATTATGTCGTAAATGTCTTGTGCATCGTTAATTGCGGTATGAAAAGCAGAGATGCCCCTGTACTGGTCGATGCGGAGTGGGTCGTATAGGTGGAACGCTTGGCTTGCACTCACCTTTTGTTGGAAGGTGTAGGCGTTACCAATAGATCGTGCAAAAATATCGTAGGCAGTAGGAGCACCAGTTTCTTGATCTATGTGGATGCCCCCAATTAGATCGCTAGTAGTATAAACCTGAAAGGGATTGCCGAGTCGATCTGCTTCAATGCCTTGTAATTTTAGATCGCCATTATTGTCTCTAATTAAAAGGAATAGAAAGTCACCATCTCGAAGCATAGACATAATCGCAACTTGCATAAGGGTTGAACCTGTATGCCTCGTTGAGATGTCGCAGTTGTCCCACCATTCAGACCAGAACGCCTCTACATCTGTATTCACCGCTGGCTCGCTAGTCCGTGCTTGGTAGGAAACATTGGCCGCCGTGTGTGAGGCAAACTTCATTAGGATAGATCGAACCAAGCCAACATTCTCGGCCAAGTCCCTGCTCCGCTTCATCAACTCAATACGATCATATCCAGTTCGATAGCTCTCTGCACCCTGCAAGACGCTCGGGCCTTTGCGTTCCCGATTGTACTTAGTCGCATCGTAATTGAAATGGGTTAGCTTTGCCCTAGCAATCGCCCTCTGAACTCCCGCTTGTGGGTTGACTAAAGCTACTGCTCGGTCGATTAGGTTAAGGGATATTTTCTTCACGGGCCAAATTTTGCGTAGGTTGTTCTAATCCTTGTGCCACTTATATTTTGAATGGCAAGAGTTAGTTCGGCTATTGTTGACGAAACTTCCCCGAGGTTCGCCCTTGAAAAAGAGCGTCCCGCTATCGAATACGAGCTACCCGCCACCGCAATAGCTTCAAGACAAGTGACATATTTATCACGCAAGGAAGTTAGGGTGGCTAAGGGTAGCCCAATGAAATCACCCTTCGCCATTGACCTCATCCTCTGTCAAACTTACAGGAGTGATTTTGAGTAGCTTGTAAAGCCCTGCCCCCACGATGTTCATGCACTCGCAATCAAGTAAGTGGTTCTGCTTTCCGATTTGCTTCCAGACCATCCTAGTCCTACCAGTTAGCGGATTCTTCACCGCCACTTTCACCTCTGCCCTAATATGGTTGTGCCAAACTTCGGGAGCATCATCGGCCACGAATCCTTCGGAGTGGAGGAGGTTCGAGAATATGTCTTTGATGCTAGGGTTAGACCACCGCCAAACTGGACATAGCCTCCACTTCCACCCAATCCTAGATTGCCCTGCCTTACCCGATAAGGGGTCGCCATTAGAGATTCTCGCAAAGGGTCGGGTGACTTTCTTTTCGTTCACGATCTCTGAGAAGGAGGAGCGATCTGAACCAACCAAGGCCATCCAGCCGTGCAAGCAACATTGATAATAGACATCTCTGGTTTGATCGCCCGAGTCAATAAAGACCATTTTGGGTTGTACCTTAAACTCCTCTGCCTTTGCTTCTATATCGCCCCAAGTCTCAAGGCGGCCAGCCCATACCATCCGAGACTTGCCTTCATCGTTATACGCTCGAACTAGTACCCAAGTATGAAAGCCACCGGACTCTTGCACATCGACGGACATCACGCACTTCTCTCCCTCCCTAACCTCGCCCATTTTATATCCACCCGCCTTGATCTCAATCCGTTCCTGTTCGTGTTCTAACCAAGGCTCGGCCAATACTCGATTGATAAAATCTTGTAAGCCCACGATTCCCGCATACTTATCTTGCAGGAACTTGACTGCCAAACTCCCAAAAGTCACCCACGGAGCGTATAGGCCATTGAGGTGATACGAGCGTCTAGCTGGTTCGCCGTTGGGATTGGTTGCCCTCCACTCTCCTCCTCGAAGCATAGCGGTTTTTTGTCCGTCAGTAATTGGCTTTTTGCATCCTTCGCACTCATAATAGGCAGAAGATTTTACTAGGGCAAAGTCATAGACGCTATCTTCTAGTTTCGCTTTATCGTCCCACTTGATCTGTCCCCAAATGAGTTTCTGTTTCAATCCGCAGTATGGGCAAGGCACAAAGAAGAACCGCATATCCCCTTTAAGCCACTCGCTCCAAATCGTACTATCTGCCGTAGTCGGGGTGCTGGTGGTTATGATTAGATGGTTCGGGTAGGTGCTAACTCTCGCCTCTGCAAGTTGCAACGCCCCCGCCTCTGTTTTGCTCGACCCTGCTTCTGGATATTTGTCCACCTCATCGAGCATCAAAAGGGAGACGCTACGAGACGCAAGATTGGCGGGGCTGTTACTTCCCACAAACCAAAGGCTCATCTTTCTAAAATGCTGTTCGAGAATCTTGATCTTATCTGTGTTGTCGGGCTTTTCTTTGGCTAGGGCTGGACAATCATCAATCATCGGTAGCCATCTAGTTTCGGAGAACGATCTAGCAAGAGCCTCGGACGGCATCACCCACAAGGCAGGGCAAGGCCGCTCGGCTAGTCGATAGGCTAGGCCAGCGAGAATAGTTGTAGTCTTGGAAGTCTGCGCTCCCCAAACTAGGCACACCCGCCGAACTGAATCATCCCCGAAAGCCTCTAGCGGTTCTCGGACATAGGGGGTGAGGTTGGTTGAGTACGCACCGGGGATGTTCGTCACCCTTGCCGATAGAGTGAGATTCTTTTCTGCCCATTCTGGAATTGAAAGATGCTCTCTGGGTTTGAATAGTTCCCTAGTGAATCCGTTGACTTCTTCGAGTGGGTTCATATTGCAAGGGCAAGCTGGTTCTCATACTTTTTAGAATATGAATCTCCACCATTCGAGTATTCTTCCCAAGGTATGAACTTGTAATATCTTCGTATAACCCATCTTTGAAATTTCTTTAGCTCTGGGTTGTCATTGTTATATACCATTGGGTACGGCAAAAGCCCCATCTTATCCATTGTTTCAAATCTATAATAAATGTCCTCAAATTTCTCACCCGGCCAATACCCACAAAGAAAGTAAACCATTATATGCTGGGGCTTTATCCCTGCGTCCATAAGCGTATTTATTCCTCGCAAGAATATAGCCTCGTCTTTTCTGTTGTCCCAAGCTGTATAAATTCTTTTGCTCTTGAATTGGTCATCCCTATATTTAATTTTTGCCAATTCACTAGCCCCCTCTTTATGGATTAGGCGTACATTTATACCTTGATTAAATGAGACTTCAAAATTGTTTTCTAGGATTTCTTCTGTTTTTTGTTTCCAGTTTGGCTGTCCAAAAAAATCGTTGTCTAGTAACATTATTTGCTTGGGGTGTGGCTCTCCCCTCCAAATCCTTCTTATTGATGAGTTGTCCCTTATTCTTCCCTCTTTAGTGGGCACAACGCAAAACGAGCATTTAAGGCGACAACCCCTCTGGCTAAATCCTATTGATTGCTTGAACCAAGGATATATTGAGTAATCATATTCATCAAAACCCGCTCCGGTGATTTCCTCTATTGTCTCTGTTTTCCCCGATCCTGTTCCCCCAATATTTGCGTTTGGGAAATTCGCTAAAAATAAATCTCTTGCTGGCTTGCTCCAAGCAAAGATTGAGCTTCCATATACCCTGTCATAATCGCCCTCCCATAGCTCTTTTTGCATAGACTTGCTAAAATATACTTCGTCACCTTGGCTTTTGTGCCAAGCCGATAATTTCATTAAAGCGATGTTTGGTAGCTTGCCGTCTAAATGTGTGATCCTTACTTTCATAAAACTCACTTCATTCCGTGTTCAAGCGCAAACTCCTCGCCAGCCGCCATCATTTTTGTGGACATATCAACGGGTTCTTCAATCCACCAATCATCAATCGTGATGCATATGGTGTACCATTCCTCGCCAAATCTAAATCTATGCTTTGTCATCGCTTCACCATAAGGCTCTTTTCATAAGCCCATTTCGGATTCATATGGATTTTGTTATGGCAATCAAAGCACACCGCCAAGAAGAACTCCACCTCATTGAGCCTATCCCCGAATCTCCCCCGCCTGTGGTGAACTTGGCTGGCCACGCTTGAGCATACTTGGCAAAGCGGATTGAGCGTTAAGAACTGCTCTCTCACTTCCTTGTAAACATCGTTCTGCAACTTCCGCTTTTTAGAGACTCGGCGTAGCGGGGTCTTGCGTTTAAGGGGTGAGCGTTTCATTCGTCTGAGTCTGATAAGACAAATCCTAAAAGGCAAAGAATAAACACAATCAATAGGAAGCACTCGTTCACTTGTTAATCCACTTACCAATACACTCGAACAAGGTGACGATCAGATACGCTAGGATGATGAAGCCCCAGAACGCCACATTGAGAATCACGATTGCAAGCACTATCCCGACGGCTATTTTTAATGCTAATATCACTTAAACTCTCCTTCTGCTTTTTGGATGGTGATAAAGATTTGATCTACCCCTTCTTGAATCGCCACCTTCGCACACTCCGGGTCAGAGGGATTGGCTCGGGCTGAAAGGGAGGATGGCATAGCGTCCATTAGGTTGCGGATTGCTCCGAACCAAGTCGATATGAACTCTTTAACCTCGCCCATCGCAAGGGTGTTACGCTTTCTAAGGTCATAGTTTTCCTTTGCTTCCTC